CCGTTCTTCAGAGCATTGTAAGCATAGCCACAACGGAAATTCAAAATATTATCTACACAATTACCATAAACAGTCATATTGTTACCAGAAGGGTGGGAGCCATTATGAATGATTAAATCACCATTATAAGCAACTACTGAATAACTAATTTCGGTAGCTATTCCACGCATAATTAACAAATCATCCGCAGAATATGTTCCACACTTCTCACAAACATTACAAAATACTTTATAGGTAGCCATTAACATTTGAGCGGGCATACGCAAATCAAATTTACTATAATCCCCTGCTAAAATTCTATCATCACCATGCTGTTTCATAAATTTCGCATACTCGTCCCATTCGGGTCCATGCGCATTTATACCAACAGCACATTCAGATTGCAGTGGAAATAACGACATTAATCTGGCTAATGGTAAGAAATATTTTCTTACTAACAATTGAAAAGCCCATTGCGAAGCTTGAAAAACTCGTACTTTATCCTTTGAAAGCGGTGTCGGTTCATCTTTGACACACGCTTTAAAAATAGTATAAGCTCGTTCGCCACGTCGAAATTTGGCACACATGCCTTCAGCTGCCTCTATAACTTCAGGTGCAATAGAAACTGGACAGTTAAATTTCTCATAACTATCAGGATCTAATCGTACAATCCATTCTTCTTTAGGACCACTTAAAGGAAATCCTTTAGAAGTATTCTTAGGTACAGCATCAAGAAATCGAGCACCATCACGGCCTGCCATTATCTCCATATCATCCAATGGTTTAAATTCGGCTTTAATCCAATTTACATGCTTTGGATTAGAAAAGGCTTTAACTAAATCCTCTTCATAATCATTCATAGCCCATTCAAGCAATTCAGGATCTAAACCACAAGAGGTATTAGCTGAATATTGCATTGATGCTTGCCATTGACGTTTAGCATTAAATTTTGGAGCCCCCCAAGTACAAGGAACACCACACACTTCTTCAACAGTATCAGAAATAATAGTTTTATGTACAGTTGATTTGGTATGCGATGAACGTCCTGGACAGTTTCCAAGAGCCGTAATTTTTGAATATTTAGGTAAATAATTCAAAGGTGAATTGGGATGAATAGGAGATGATTGATTTACTATCTCTATACCATACATCTCCCTTGGAAAGTCACCATTAGACATTGC